CAAAGAAGCTTTCGCAGCACTTTACCATATCATGGAAACAGCGATTAGTTTTAGCGTGCCAGTTAAAGTAGATGTTGAAGATGGACCTAATTGGGGGTTAGTGCAGAAACGTGACGCCTAGGGTATTGAATCCGCAGGGTACTTCATGTTAGTTTTATAGTTCATGGGTAGGTGTTGGTGTGGGTAGAGTTGGAATGGCCTGTCTTTCGTGCTTCTTAGTCGCCCCGGCGAACTAGGATCAGCTCCCACGGAAGACAGGCCATTTCCATGTATACCCCAACACCGACCCTAGTACAGTTGGAAAAGTACCCCCACAACATGCCCTAAGCCCCGTAGGGGGTTGCTAGGTCTTGGGTGGGGGTGGGGGTATGGCCAAGGGACCGACAGGCCGTACAGGGGTACCTAGGAAGAAGCTATCGTTACTTGCTGAGTCGACGCATAAATCTTGCCGACCTCGGGTGTATAGACTTCTCCAGTACTGGTCAATACTTGTACATCATACCGCTTCGGTAAGACCCCGATTACAAGTGTATTTGCTGGAACAAGATCAAAACGCAGTACAGGATCAGTGTCTCCTGAACCATCGTTTTCGATCTCACCAATACCAGCTGACGCAAGTGTTGTGATTTCTTTCTGTATCAAGGCATCACCATCAGCGTCTGAAACTTTTTCTTTGATGGTAAACCATGCTTTAACAATGGTTGCCCCGTCCGGTAGTACCTCATCAGGCACACCGCCACCATCTCGGGCAATTGTTCGGCGCAAACTAATATTGTCACCTGGAACAAAATCGGTAACCACCCCTTTATACGTCGGCATTAGATGTCCTTGTGGTCAGTAGTATGTAACGTCAATATAGCATGCACTGTGGTCCGCAACGTTAGTACTGCTGAAAGAACACGTCCACGCACGATATTCACTAAAGCAATTGCAGTTTCGATAATGCCCATAGTTTCTTGAATAACACGAACCATGATGCGTGACCGAAGTATGTTTTCGGTAATAATCAAGTTCTCATTCACCGCACGCACAAGATTAGTTGATACGAGGGAGTAGAATGTGGTTGCTGCAATAGCAACAACTTCTGCTGCCGTGCGCACCAGACTACGCACCCGCCCAATCACTTCACCCACGCGCAAAGCTTCGGAAACTACACGCACCAGTGCCCCCGGGAGCACACCCAATTGTGCCTCCAAGATGCGCACCGCCTCACCAACACTTCTGACCATCGTCCGGGCACGCGTAACTGCTTCATCAAGCAGGAGTGCTTCAGTTAGTGCGCGGACCATCATACGCGAACGGGCAATAACTTCCAGGACCGTGACCGCCTCGATAATCGAACGAGCCATGGTCCGGGCGGTCGCTACCGCGTCCTCGATGCCGAGTGTCTCGGTGATGACGCGGATGATTGCTCCCGGCAGCTTGCCGAGCTTAGTCTCGATGACGTGCACGGCCTCGGCGACCGCTCGGGCGAGCGTCATGGCACGTGCTCGGACCTCCACCACGTCGACCGTCTCCGTGATCGAACGTGCGAGCGTACGCGCCCTGGCGATCGTCTCGGACATCTGGATCACCTCGTCGATCACGCGGATGAGCACGTTGCCGACGAGGGTGTTGATCGCGCTCTCGGCGAGCTGCACCACCTCGTTGATCCGACGCACGTAGGCCACCGCAGTGCCCACGCCGCCTTCCTCGACGATCCAAAGAACTTCGTCTATCACCCGAATGAGCGCAGCAGGAAGCACGGTAACGATCGTCTCCGTGACCCATACAGCTTCGTCTATCACCCGAATGAGCGCAGCAGGAAGCACGGTAACAATCGTCTCCGCGACCTGCACAGCTTCGTCGACAACCGCCGAGATCCGCGACTCGACGGAACCACCAACCTCGCGGACGTGGACCAACTCGTCACTGATGCGCGCCATCGTGCGGGACCGGGTCACGGCCTCGACCACGTCGAGCGTCTCAGCGCGGAACCTGACGAGCGTACGCGAGCGCGTGACGGACTCACCAAACTGGACTACCTCGTCTATCACGCGCACGATGGTGCCAAGAGCGAGAATGTCGACGATCGCCTCGATGACGGCCACGGCCTCGGTCTTGATCCGGACCAGTGCACGGAAGCGTACAGCCGTCTCGGAGATGTTGAGCGTTTCGGAAGTCGTGCGGGCCAGTGCGCGAAAGCGTACAACCATCTCGGGGATACCGACCGCTTCAGCGATCAAGCGGGCCAGCGTGCGAGCACGCGCTACCGCCTCGGTGATGCCGACTGCTTCGGCGGCGATGCGTGCCATGGCACGAGTCGTGACGGTCGCCTCGGTGATGCCGACCGCCTCCGATATCATCTGGATATTGCCCGCCTCGTCCGCGTCCCCCACCGGCGACGCCGTGCCGAACGTGGTCAGCGTCCCCTGCATCGTGAGGTCGTTCGCGCCCACTAGGTCGTCGAGGTCGGTGCTGTCAGCGAGCCGCCAGTAGGCAAGCAGCATCCCGCTCCACGGTTGCCCGACCTGAGCGTCCACGTCCCTCGGGTCGGGCGCGACCCCGCCGTCGAGCGTTGCGAGCAGTGAGGCGAGCGCCGTCCGCTCCGTCTCGTCGAAGTCCGTCAGGTCCCACAGCGAGACCGAGCAGATGCCGCCTGCGGCGGTCCACGGCGTGCTACCCCCGTTGCGCGCGCCGATGGTGAAGATGTCCGGCTCGGACACGTTGCGGTTGTTCGTGTTCGTACCGAGCGAGCCGCCATTCATTCGTGACTCGCGCAGGTTGTCCGCGACGAAGGCTCCGAAGCCGTGGAACCACGCGTTCGCCGTGAAGGCGTTCGCCGCCAGCGCCGCGCCGGTCGCGGTCGTGCGCGCGGTGGCGCTCAGGATCCTGGTCCCGCCGTCGTCCGTGGTCAGGCGGTGCGCTTGGTTCGTGCCCGCGCTGACGCCCGAGACCGCGATCGATCCCGCTATCCAGTCGTCTCCGTCATGCGCCCACGCGGAGATACCGAACGGCGAGCCGTCGGTCACGATGGCCGCCGCGACCGACAGGAAATCGGAGGTCGACCAGCCGGTGAGTCCGTTGACGGCCATCAGATCAGATCCTCACTCCCCTTGCTACGCGGCCCCCAGTACCAGACGACGAGCACACCGTCAGGCACGTCGTTCCACGTGTGCCGCGACGAATCGTGCGTCATACCGCCGACGAGGAGGACCTCCCACTCGGTCACGGCGCCCCCACGACGGCCACGATCTTACGGGTCACGGAACCGGAAGGCGATGCCACCGTATCATCGAGCCACCAGTCCGTCTGGCGCGTGAGCCGAAGCCCCCACGGCGCTTTCCGACGCCACCCCAAGCTGCCCACACCATAGCCATCAACGGTTGGGGCCTGGAGCTGGAGCGGCCCGTAGTCTACCAACGAGGCAGCACCTTCATGGTATGCACCCTGACCACTAGGAGACAGCGCGAACAACACTCGCGGGTCACTGCGCCACAGCCATGTATTTTGGACTAGGTGTCGGAGGTCGTGAACGTCGAGACGGGCGTTGAGTAGGCCAACAAAAACCGCGTGTCTCAGGGGCACCGCGTCATCGAACGACGCAGCATTCCAGATGATCCACTCACTGGACGCTGCGTCGGCGGTCGTCGCTCCCGCACCGACCGTGCGGGTGGCGTAGCTGACCTCTTGGAGATGCCTGACACTCGCGCCCCACGGCATCGTGTAGATGCGAGGACCGTCACTCTCATCGTAGGTGACCGCGATGACATACTTACCGCCACCAGAGATTCCCTTGTCTACCTGGATGGCTTGGGCTGGTGTGGTGTCGCGCTGAACGTAGAAAAAGAGGTTCTCGTCCGGTGCGGATGCATTAGATCCCTTGACTATGAGCTGACGAGCCTGGGTCGTTTGCGTCTTAAGCATGAGTCTGTTGACCGTGCCATCATACACGCCCGTGTTGAGGATGTCACAGACGAGGACCAACGTAAACGACGCCAGATCGTCAAAGCGAGAATCGGTACCCACCTGCCAACGTTCCGCCCCTGCCTCGACGGGGATCGGGGCTGAATGTCTGACCCGATGCGGCGACGTGACCGGATAGATCATCCTAAGCCTCCCACGCTTCTACAACGTAGTAGACTTCCATCTCGGTAGCTGCGGCATTGAATGCAGCTCCGCTCTCGTTGAGCACAACGACGCTGACCTGGTCGGGCATAGCACCCGCAAAGGCATCTCGGAGGCTGGCCGGAGCCATCATCCGAATCGCGTCCGCCGTGTCGTCGAAGTCGATGACACCGAGTAGCGGTAGGTTGTCGATGTCGCTCGCTGTAAATGCCGCGTCCGACCCCGTCGCGCCGTCCTGCCAGTTGCCGTTCATCTCGGCGGCAGCATAGACCTCGGCTTTACTGTCCGGCGTCGTCCCGGCCTGGACCTGAACACTGATCCAAGCGTTAAGCGCGACCTCACCAGCGGAGAGCACGCCACCGCCCGCCTCCAGGCTCAGCGCCGCGCTCTGCCTGGCGGCGGCATCGGCCAGCGACGCGAGCGTGCAGGTGAGGGTTCCGGTGTATCGCTTGAGTGCCATTATGCAACCTCCGCTCCTTTGATACCTAGGTTCGCCGTCCGGGCGGCCCCGGTAAGCTTCATGTCCGCATCGAATAGGTTGCCCACACTATCAATCACGTTGCCCTCAGACGTGGGGTAATTGCCGTTCAAGGACCCGGCAACGTTGTCGACCGCGCGATAGTCACCGTCATACGGCGGTGTGACGGCGGGCAGGGCTCCCAAGCCCGCGCTGCCGAAATTGTTGCGTGCGAATATGATGGGGCCGTGGTCCACACTATCTCGGTTCTCCGCCGCCGCTGCGCTACCGATCACTCCCCCGTATGCCGGGCTACTAAAATTATGGCGGAACAGCAGCCACTTCGGGAAGCCCCGCTCCGAAGAGCACAACGTGCGGAACTGATAGTTACCCGTGTTGTTCTCAACGGCGTTGCAGTTGCGCACCTCACCGTGTTTCTCTGACTCCTTCGGCCCGAGCAACTCGTTGTTGATGATCTCGCTGTTCTTGACCGTCGTGTGTTCTATGAGGAAGTGTCGTCCCATGTAAGCCTGAAACATACTCGCGCCGTTCGATCCCACGCCCTCCGGGTTCAACTCATCCCCGACACATTCCGTCATGTATATGTGCCAGTGGCCGGGCGTCGGGTCGTCCGTGCTCCCGCTGACCGCCATGTACATTGCGAACCCGCTGTTATCGTTGGACGCAGTACCGGCGAACATGTTTTCGCAAGTTAGCCGCCAAAGCGTCTCGCGCTCCACCTGACCGAGACGCGCAATCGCCTTCACATTGCTGGCATTCTCGTCCGTTCGATTGACGTTCTTGATCGTAAGGGTACCGAAGAACGTGTCGTCGTTCGAGCCGTTGCTGAACCCCGTCTGGTCTGCACAGTTGATGACGACCGTCTCGCCCGGAAAGTTTATGTAGGCGCGAGGCTCGTTTGCGGTGCCCACGCGGAATTGACGGGGTGGGTTCGGCCGATAGTCTGTGGCCGCGCGGATGTAGCAGATCGTCTCGCCAAGAGCCGCGTCCTGTAGTGCAGAAAGCTCCTTATAGGGCAGGTCGATCGTACCGTCCGCCGTGCCGTCATCCCCGTTCACCGGATCGAGAAATACGAACGGGTCTGCACTCACGGTGATGGAGAACTCCACGTCGATGAATGCCCCAGTCTGATCCGTGACGCGAACCACCACGTTCTCCGCAGCCTGGGGCGTCGCCGGGGCAATACCTGCCAGCACTCCGTAGCCGGGCAACGGCTCCTTATGATCGCCCACGGGCATCAGCGTCTCGTACACGATGTCTAGCCAGGACGGGCCGCTGATCTTCGTATACCAGTACGGCCACCCGCCGAACTGCACGCCCATCGGAACCTCGAATAGAACCCCCGGAAATGCCCAGCGATGACGCGCGTAGCTGCTCGTCTCCGCATCAGGTCGCGGATAGACGACGTACAGTGCTAGCTCCTCGTCGGCTGCCTCTGCGTCGAAGTAGTGGCCCGTACCGAGCTGCCAATCGGGGTCGAAGTTATCGCCGCCCGCGATCACCCTACCGGCGATGGTGCGCTTGCCGCCCGGTCCGTCCAGCACGGCGGGAGTCATGCTTACTGGCCACTCATCTCGTGGTTTACGAACACCTTGAGCGTGTCGCTCGCCGTCTTGTCGAACGGTGCCGCGAACGCGTATCCGGTCAGGATCGGCTCGGCCGTGCCCGGCGTGGCGTTGGTGATGAGCCCGTGACTGATCGCCGTGGCGTTGAAGTCTCCGGTCGTGTAGCTGACCAGGTGCGTCACGATGTCGACGCCCGCACCGGTGTTGTCCCCGTCAGTGTCGTTGCGTACCGGATAGCCAACATCAGTCGTCTTCTCGCTCGCCGCGACCTCGGTGAAATCGGACAGGTCCGTCGCCTTGCCAAGACCCGTCGTCGCCGTCGCCACGAGATGCGTGTCGAAGTCGTTGGTGAGCGCCTCCGTGACCGCACGCTGCGCGTAGTGCAGGTCGCCCGCATCGGTCACGATGTTCGCGGCCGGGATCAGGTACTTACCCTCGGGCCGACCGAGCACCGCGAGCACGTTGTTGTGCTTCGGCACGAACAGGTCGAGGTCGGGGAACCAGAGCCCTCCGCGCGACCGGAACCAGCGCGTGAGGATGCCCTGACGGGTCTCTCTGCTGCGGATCAACATGATACTGCCCTCCGTAGTGATGTATGAACTGCTCACGCCGTCAGGGCGGCGCTACCCTCCCACTCGTAGTCGTACTGTAACAGGTCCTCGGCGAGGCGAAAAGCCACGTACTCGCGCGTCTCGTCATCGTAGAAGTCTCGGTAGGGTCGACGCATCCGGCGTGACGTGCGGTTGAGTGGCGGGAAGTCGGGCATCTCGAGGCCCGCCCCCCACAACGCGTGCCCGAGGTCATCGGCAATCGACTCGAAGCGAAGCACCGTCGTCGCGTCGTCACCGTGCAGCGCCCACAACCGCCCGTCCATGACGTATTTCGGATCGTGTGCCAGGAAAGCGTGCACCCAATCGACGGACAGTCTCGGGTGACCCAGGTCGCGGTGGTGCCACCATGAAGCAAGCGCGTCGTAGGGATTCCTCACCGTCGTCAGGATCTCGTACGTCGCCCGCTCGTCTGCCGGGAGTGCACGCCACCAATCCGAATCAATGAGCCTCGCGTGGCGGCTGACCTTGCCGGCCCATACGAAACCGACCGAGCGTAGCGCCTTCTCTGTCGCCACCGACGCGGTGCGTGGGTGGCTCAAATAGATGACGCGGGCCTCGTGGTGGACGATCATCCGCTACCTTCTGTTATGTAGCGCCAATCTTTCTCGGCACCAACGAACGTCGAGACTTCGATGATGTCACCTGCCACCAGGGTCATCATGGCACGGAACGGGATCGTTCTCACACCCATGGTGTGTTGCCAGAAGCCGTTGTCGATCAGCTCATACCGCATGGCCGCGACCTCCACTGTCTCATGCGCATGCAGTGCGAAGACGAACGCGCGACGCGTCAGGCCGTCCGCCACGCCATCGGACCACGCGTGTACTCTACGATCAATGACCTCACCATCCGGATCCAACAACTCAAAGGTGATCGGCCAGCGGGGACCCACACCGACCTCGGCATCCACGGCGAAATGCTTGTCATGCCAGCGAAGGAGATCCTCGACCGGGAGAAGCATGAGTGAGGCACTGGCCCCTGTCGCCCTACGGAAGAACCCTCGCCTAGTGAGCGCGTTCGTCATCGTACTTCCCTCCGAATGACAGCATGACCCTCCTCACTACGCACTTCCCGCCGGATCACGGCTTGTACGTTCTCACCGGCCCCGACAACATCATTGGGGCTGACGCGCACGCCATTCTTGACTCGCGGCTGGCGCGCCTTGGGAGGTGCCTTGACCACACGGGTCTGGCCATTCTCATGAATCGTGACGGACGAAGTATGCCTGCGGGTCAGCACTCGCCCAAGAATCAGGAGACCTATGAACTCTGCCGCCATCCCGACCCCGACGCCCCACCAGAATCCCATCTCAATCATCGACTGCTTCCTCCTCTATTGGTTCAACAGGCTGGTGGTGGACAGGGTGAAGTCGTCGATCAGAAACTCGGTGTCCTGCCCGTACGCCGAGTTGGCGTAGCCCATGAGGTAGCCGGCGGCAAATCCGTTGGGACCCCCGCTCGGGACCCGGATCGGCTGACCCGTCCGGTTGTGCGTCTGCGTGAAGGAGCTCTGGTCCTCCCATCTGCGCCATACCTGCATCAAGCCGTCCCCGGCACCCGCCGAAGTCTCGGCCCTGAGCCGCACGACGATCTTCATCCACCGTCCCTGATCCGACGGATAGGAGATGAACGGCACGGATCCCTGGTCGCCGCCGAGCACGCTGCCGCGGCCGGGGCTCACCTTGACGTACCACCTGGCACCTCCGCTGCCGTCCGGGCGGGTCTCCATCCCGACGGTCGACCCGTCGCCGTTGGTCGAGTAGGCGTCCATCCAGAACATGAACAGCTTGTTGTTGTCGCTCGACGGGCCGTCGAGATGCTCGAAGTTGACAGGGACCTTGAGCCACCAGCTCGCCCACAACTCCCGGTGCGCGGACCCGATCGAGTATCGCTGCTCGGTCATCGGCTCGCCGGCGGCATACCGGAAGCGCAGGGCGTGGCTTCCGCCCGAGCCTGGCCTGCTCTCCCACTCCCGGGCATCATCGACACAGGTCTCAATGGTGCCGTTGTTCCAGACCGCGCAGTCGTCGTCGCGGACGACCGAGGTCCGGTTGTTGCGCGCCCAACCAAAGCCATTCGAGTCAATCGACATATCCGCCGACTCGAAGCCGTCGAACACCAGGTCACCCGTCGGCTCCGGTCCGGGATCAGGCTCGGGCTCAGGATCCGGCTCGGGGTCCGGGTCCGGCTCTGGATCAGGATGGGGGTCTGGCTCTGGATCCGGGTCCGGCTCTGGATCAGGATGGGGGTCAGGTTCCGGGTCCGGCTCGGGGTCGGGCTCAGGGTCGCCCACCCCGGCCAGCGAGTCCGCGACGATCCGCGCGTGGACCTCGTCGAACATCAGCACCAGGTGACCCAAGCCCTCCCGGCCCTCGTCGATCTGGTTCTCCGCCCGCGCGATCGCGTAGGTCAGTCGCTGCCGGAGCTGTCGGTCGGACATGCGGTCCTGCGCCTCGATCGGCGCGGCCGCCAGCATCGTCAGGGCGAGCGCCCACAGCATGTGTCGTCTCATCGTGTCGTCCTCATGAGTGAGTCCAGCAAGTGAAGGCCATCACCTTGCCGGGTGACGTTGGCGCCTCGGCGGGGAACGTCGTACCCAGGTAGTGATTCGCGAGCCACGGGATCCAGCGGTCGTCGCCGACCGCCGGGAAGTCGGCCACGTCGTGCAGCCACGTGAGCGCCCTGAGGAGCGCCTGGTCGCCCCAGGACCACGCAGGGTACCCCGCCCGGTGCAGGAGGGTGCCCTGTACGACGGCGCCCTGGAGAGCCTCCCACACGTAGTTCTCGCGGGTAATGCCGCCGGTGATCGGGCCACCCCTGCGCTGGTCGTCGGGAAGCACGCCGTCGATGCTGAGCCCGGCTTTCGTCGCACCTCGCGGGTTGATCCCGACCGGCGCGGACTCGTCGGCCTCCCACGAGTGGTCACGCGACTGGAACGGGCCGCCGAAGACGAACCCCGAGTAGGCGCCCCGCTCGCCGAGGTAGCCACGGAAGACGGTCGCCGCTCGGTCGAGGTCTACCCGGTCATCGAGGTAGAGCGCGATCGCGATGCGGCTCGCGCCCGCCATCGTGCCCCAGTTGTTGGGCCGACGCTCGTGGGAGTCGACGAGGTTCGCCGCGGCGCCCGTCGTCGGGGTGGAACGCAGCTCCCGGAGCTTCGCGCGCCATTGCAGGCGGAACAAGCTCATATCCCGAGGGAGTCCGACCAGGTCGGCGGAGATCACGTAGGCGGCGAGGTTCCGGCCGAGCGCGAGCGCGTCGCCGCTGTAGGTACCCGCGTCTACGATCGCGCGTAGGGCGTCCATCACCATGTCGCGGTACGCGGTAGCGCCAGTACGCGCGTAGACAAGCGCCCGAGCGAGCGTGGCCGTGTTCGCGGGGCTATTGTTCTCGGCGAGCGCCGGGGGCGGGTGAGGCCAGTCCGCGTAGCCCCGGAGCGCCTCCCACGCCGGCCCTCTCGTCGGGAGCCTGGCGAGCTCGTCAGGGCTGATCCAGATCCCGCGCGTCCTGGCGATGAGGGCGTCGATGCGCATGACCTGGCGTTGCTGCACGACCATGGCGTCGAGCAGGAGGTCCCCGAGCTTGACCGCATCCGCGCGGATCTCGGCGAGGCTCATTCCGCCACTCCGATTGGGTCGATGAACGTCACGCGGTAGCCCTGATCGAGCCGCCGCATCTTCACGAACACACCATCACCGTCGCGCTCCTCTTCCTCGGTCGTCGCCCCGACACCCGCTCCGGTGTTGCCCTCACATGCGGTGAAGAGTGGGGAACCGACCACTGGGGGCCTGACGACCATACCGATGTGGTCCCACCTCTCCCCGCCGAAGGAGAATAGGACGAGGAACCCTCGAAGTGCCGCCGAGGGGTCGACCTGGTCGCCCTGCAGAAACGTGAAGTAGTCCTGCACGTACGCCTCGCGGCGTATGGCATCGAGCGGGTTGGGGACGCCCATCTGTTTTGCGCTCACGTCGAACACGCTCTGGATCTCGGCCGCGCACCATGGTACCCCCTCGGCAAGCGGCGGATCCAAGTTGTTCAGGAGGTCCCGGACGAATGCACCGCGATTGTTGCCACCCTCCTCACCCATGCCGAGGTGGGCATCGCGGAGCATGCAGCCCAAGGCCACTAGTTCTAGGCCACGCATCAGCCGCGCCCCATCGCCTTCAGGACCTGGTCGACGTTCGCGAGTCCGAACGCGATGAGTACGACACCGAGCCACACCCACACGTCATCGACCGTCGCGAGTTTCCAGAGCCCGAGCGCGCCGAGTGCATACGATCCGATGAGACGCTGCTGTGCTCGGAGCTGCTTTATCCTGGCCTCTGTCTCACGCTCCATTGCTTGCGGGTGGACATCCTCGTCGTGCTCACGGACCTCGACCTGGACCGGCTTAATTGCTGGCGTCACGTAATCTCCCCCCTCTTGGTCACGGGCACCGGTCGTCCACCTGCCAGGGAAGCAACCGCTCGGACGATGCAGACAGGCGCGACAGGCACCGGATGCGCTGCAGCTCGTTGAACACCTGCACGATCGACGTCTCAATGGCGTCGATCCGCTCGACCGCGGCGACGATCGAGACGGTGTTACCCCCCACCGCCGACTCGACCGCACGCACCTCGGCAGCGACGGCCCCCACGGAGTCCTCAACGGTCACGACGCGCATGCCGAGTGCTGAGATCTGCTGATTCTGCACCCCCACGGAGTCCGGAAGCGACTCGAGCGGACCGAACCTGGCCTGGTACGTCATCCCGGCAGCTGTAAACGTCGAGCTAAGACCGACGAGCACGGCGAGCGTCTTAGCGCCCGGGACCAGGTTCTTTGTAAAGCTCCACTGCCGTCGTTCCTTCACGAGAGCCTCCAGGCGATGAGGTCTTCGTGGATGTGCATGATCAGCACTACATTAAAACCAATCACGTCAAATTGGTATAAAACATAATCTTCACCATAGGCATGAAAAAACTTCACATAATCATACCACTGAGTATAATGGTTGCGTTACGGAGACCGCAAGTAACCTTATATGTCTTCTTTCGTGAGCTGGTCGATCAGCGGGAGGATCTGCCGCGCCCGCCACGCTTGTAGTGTGGGAATCACCTGCTTGAGTCGACTCACCACGTGAGCCGCCTGCACATCTTCAAGCTCGATCTCAACAGCCGGTGAGTTCAGCTTGTACCAAGGCTGGCCTCCGTTCTTTGGAACGCCATTTTCCATCTCTGGTGATACCCCGCGTGCTTCCAGCAGGTCAAGCACCTTGTTAGTAAGGCGCAATTGCGCAAGATCCTCGTCGCGGCAGGCGGCGACCGCAGGATACAGAAACTCATCGTACTCCACCTTCGTCACGCGCAGCTTCTTCACGTTCCCTCCTCATTGTGTAGACACTCACCGTCGACCGACCACTCAATCACGGTGCTGTCCGGCTCCGCTTCAGCCGCACGCCAGGTACCGACGCTGTCGACCGCGACCACCGAGTCGGTCAGAGACCAGTACGCGGTCTTCGCGCACCAGAACTCCTCCGGTTCGAGCAGACCGCAGCTACTACAGGATAGCGCCACTATTGCAAGTAAGGTCTTTCCCATTTGAATATTACTCCATTCAAGGGTGGAAAACGTGTGATAAAAATTACACAATTTCGACCTTACTTGTCTCGCGTCCAAACCACACTACTCCTAAACTGGAATGACCAGCACGTGCACGGTAACAGAAGAGGGATCGACACTACTGATGCTGTGAGAGTTGGTGGCCACCAGCGTGACCGTATCTGCAGCAGACACGTACCCGTACAAGATAAAGTGGCGCCACAGTCCTGAGTTAACTAGGGATGACGGGATCGTCAAGAGTACACGATCTCCCACAACAGCACCCGTGACGGTAGCGGTAGTGGTGACCGTGGCGTTGATGTTAACAGAACCGGGGTTCCAGACTACCGTGCCTTCCAGGAGTCCAGGTACGCTCCCAGCATTCAGGATGTCGTTCCCGCCCATGTCGAGGTCTTCAAACACGGAGAGCAGCCCCGACCCGCTAATGTCCGTGCTTATCTCCATCACGGTGACCTTGCCACTTGTACCTGGCACATCCGGATCCGTGTAAGAGACCGAGAACGGCATAAGTGTGCGCGCAGCCGGAACGTCAACTTCCCACTGCCCGCTAGCCTGGCCATTCAGACCGAACGGATACAGAATTAAGTGAGAAGTAATCTCCAGCACATGCGCAGGAACGCCACCACCAGCCCACACCTCCAAGCTTCCGGTGAAAACAGGATTCACACCCGTGAAACTCTCAGCGTTGATCTCGAGGGTGCTGCCGTCCCAGTGAATGTAGTCACCCGACGGATCGCCCACACGGAACTCATAGTCCGACCCGTCCAATCCCATGAAGATGCCGTCGCCAGTCAGCGGCGCCGACGCGGCACCGAAGAGTATGCGTTCGGTGTCGGCATTGATCTCGATGCCGCCGACCTCGATGCGCCCGGCGGTCAGGATGCCCATGTCAGCTGCGACCGCATCAAGCGTGGTGACGGTCAGGTGATCAGCCGTGATCGTCCCATCGACGACGATGCTCCCTTCCACCATGCGCCGTGCATAACAGTCATCAAAGTAGAGGATGCCTCCGTTGCCGTCATCATCCACGCGTAATTGTAGGAGCACTTTGCTGGTAAGCGCAGGTGCCGTCGCGGTTACGCTGATGCGCTGCCAGGAAGTGGTGGGAGCGAAAGCGGCACTGTTTTGAGTGAGGGTATTCGTCCCATCTTCCTGGCGGAAGAGAAGCGAGACGCGCATATTATTCCAGGTACCTGCACTGGCTGCGCGTATCCAAGACTCGAAATAGATCTGGTCTCCCTCCATGACTGCTAGAGAGTCATCCCAAGGCGCTGACGCGCTGAAGTTGTTGCCCACGCGCGCTGACGTGCCAGTCTGAGAAGTGGCGTCATACTGTAGGGATGCGGCGCCACTGCGGGAGATCGAGGTGCTGCGGGTGAAGACCCCACCTGCGGCGTTGACTTGACTCCACTCAGCACCCAGACCACCAGTGCCTCCATCCTGCTCGAAGCCGGGGTTCCTGACGAGGTTGTCGAAATTACCGACGAATAGATGACGTGCCGAGATCGCCTGTGACTCAATGTGCTGCGCTTCGATCGCGTTAGCTTGGATCAGGCCAGCATCAATGGACAGGGCTTCGAGATGCTGAGTGGTGATCGTACCATCGACGACGATGCTGCCCTCGACCATGCGCCGTGCGTAGAAGTCGTCGAAGTAGATGTTGTTGCTGTTGTTCCCGTCGTTGGCGACTACTGCGATTACGCAAACATGCGCGGTTTTAGCAGGTGCTGTGCCCGTCACCGTAAAGCGTTGATACGTAATGGTCGGTGTGACCAACGTACCCTGGACGAGACTCTGTTGAACTCCCGCCTCGTCGCGAAAAGAGATTCGCAACTGCACTTGGTTGCAAGCAAATGCACCGGCGGCGCGCACCCAACCCTCAGCGTAGAACTGATCACCTTCGGACGCCGTCGGATGCACCGTCATCAAGGTCGTCGGACCGTTGAAGTCGATGCGCGCTTGGCTAGATTGTGTGCTCGCGGTGTACTGGATGCGGTTACTGCCGCTGCGCGCGAGCGTAGGATTACCAGTAACGACGAAAAACGCACCCCCGCCAGTTGACTGCACGTTGTGCGGATCAAATGAGCCCATCTCGAGCCCGGGGTTCTGAATCAAGTTGTCAAAACTCCCGACGAACAGATGTCTCAGACCCACCGAGTTGGCCGCGATCTTATCAAACACCACCGCATCATCTGCGATCTTCGCGGTATCAACCGCCGCATTATTAATCTTGTCCGTGATGACCGCACCATCGACGATCTTCCCAGAGGTCACCGCGAGATTCGCAAGCTTATCGGTATCAACCGCCGCGTCATTGATCTTCGAGGTGATGACTGCACTGTCTACGATGTTCGCGCTCTCGATGATCTCACCGCTGATCTGGAGCGTCGTCCCATCCCAGTGGATGTACTGGCCAGCGGGATCACCGGCGCGGAACTCATAATCAGGGCCATCACGGCCGATGAAGATGCCGACTCCCGTCAATGCGCCCGTCGCGGCACCGATCAGAATGCGTTCGGCTGCGGACTGCAGAGAGATGTTCGAGGCAAAAAGCTGCGTGGAACCGATAGTCCACCCACCGATGGTGCCGGTCGTCGCCGTCAGGTCGCCCACGATCTCGAGCGTCGCGCCATCCCAATGGATATAATCACCCGCAGGGTCTCCGGCTCGGAACTCGTAGTCCGCACTATCACGACCTAAGAAGACACCAACGCCCGTTAATGGCTCAGTGGCCCCACCCATCAAGATTCTTTCTGCCGGACCTTGAATCTGGACTGCACCGAAACTTAATTCGTTTGCAGTAATATTCCAACCACCAACACCTCCATCTTCAGCGGCAATACTCTGAACTTCAACAAGAACCCATATTGCACCATCCCATCGGTAACGCTTATTGAAGTCGTCTGTATCGACCCATTCATCGGCTATCTCTGGTGACGCCGGTGCTGTGGGTTGGAAATAAGTTGTGATCTTTAGGTTAGGTGGTAGCTGTGTAGCCAGCCTACGCCACGATTTCACCCCGGCGGTTGGGACACCCCTTATCCCAATGGAACTGCGTGGCTCCGTATTGCTGGCAACCCCTACCACGTTGCTAAACAACGCCCAGGTCTGTGCGGTGTCAAAGAAACGGTCCCGGGAAGGGATCGCGTAAAGATCGATACCTGATTCTCCAAACACAAGCGGCATTGTGTTCGCGATAGCCACAATGTCAGGATCAGCGACGTCAGAAAGAGCCGCTTGCAGCATCTCAAGGGCTGAGGTGCCGTCACGAACTGGAGAGTTAATATCTAACTTGATCCAGAACGGCCTACGAATTGCGAGGGACCCACCATACTTAGTGAGGCTACTCGCGTCTTCTTCCGGACCAATAAGCTGCTCAACACCGTCGGCGTCAACATAGACTAGATAACCAACGTTACGAACTTCTTCTTCATCAAGTGACAGATTACTAAAGTCAGACGTGAACACTGTCTGGTCCGGAACTACCTTGGTCCTAGCCGGTGCAAAGAATGTGACTTCAGCTGGATTGGTGCCACGATAGCGATAGTAGACTACCCAGCCCATGGACTGTGCAACAGCCGTCAGTTGGTTCCAAACTGTCTTCTGTAATCCAGGTTCATACGTATTAGGAAGAACTTTCCCCGTGGCCGCAGGAAAGAACACTGGAACACTGCCAAATCCATTATTACTCAGGATCTGGCTTACAACAGTCTCCAGTGAAGTCCCTTGTGAGTAAGAGTATAGGTCTTCACTCTTTGCGTGTTGCAGGACTGCTGCAAGACCATTAACCTCCACAGACACCTTGTGGTGATCGTAATTAGGCCAGTCAACTTTTACGATGATTCCTCTAAAGATTTCGTACCAACGTGAATCACCATCACTAGGACGACTTGCACCCACTGTCGTAAGAATAACATCAACAGTAGTTTGGCGGCCTAGCTGAAGCAACGGATTGTACGTAGTACCGTCATCAAGCCTATTAAACGCACTTGCTTCAACTAAAGGTGACAGTGATTGCACCCCACCGAAAGCAGTAGAGTCACGGATACAATCAAAGCTTGTAGAACCGATTGGTTCTCGCGGGTTAGGTAAGTTGACGTTGAGGGATGCGTACTTACCTTCTAGTGATACAAAAGTACCTGAGCCATTTTCCACACGAAGTCGAAAATGTGTGTCGTAGACACCGCCAGTATAAAGCGCAAGAGTGGTAGCGTCAAGTCCGGTTCTCAAAACAGGTTCTCGCCGTCCCTGTCGAGATCAACAGAACCACCCCGAGCGCGGCGCTGGTTTACCGCAGTTTCCATCTTCTGTAGTAATGATTCACCTGTATCGTTTGATTCATTCACAATAGTGACAGAACCAATATTCCAACTCTGCGCCTGTGACACACCTCGTGGACCACCTAGAATACCTCCAGGCAGTTGAATGCCACCGCCGGTTGTGAAGCGGCCATACAATTGCTCATAAAAAGCAATATCCATAGCACGCGGAAAATCTGTGACAATATCGAAGATTACCTGATTTAGCTTATCGAAGGCATCTTTGGTACGAAGCACGGCGTCAATGAGCTCATCTATATTGGCAAAGGCGCCTAAGAGTTCAGGTGTCATCGTAAACTCACCAGACTCAACCATACGAAAGATTTCGCGCAATCCTTCTAAAAGAGCTGCACGAGCAGCTGGTGCATCAAGGTTCAAATTCCCAATACCAAGGGCACGCACTAAATCAGGTGCAAGTTGGCTGATGGCGTTATAAGCGTCTTCAAGTGCTTGTGCAGGTGTGTCTTCTACATCAAATAGTTTATTGTAAGCTTCTTGTCGTGCTCTAACATCACTGAGGTTGTTACCCCATTGCGTCAATGTTAGAATGGTTAATTCTATAGCTTCTCTAAACTGTTCAAGTGACCCAGGAATGTAGCGCCCAGCCTCATCACGCAACACGATACCTAATTCCTGTGCAGCAGGAACTAGACGATCAACTGCTTGAAGAAAAGATACGGCATTTCCAAGTGACTGTGCAGATTCAGCTTCGTTAATGGAGTTTAAAATGGCACGTGTGCTGAATAGTCTTTGATTCTGGGTTCCTTCAAAAGCATCACGCAAAGCCTTTAGGCGCTCATTGTTAGCCAGCAAAGCCGCTCTGTTAAGCACCATTTCTTCACGACTGCGATCCATTGAACCTTTAAGACCACCGATAGCTCCAAACACACCACCTACAATAGCGCCAACTCCTGTACCCACCCCCGGAATAGTTGAACCGATGGCGGCACCACTCAAGGCACCACCCAAAGCACCTCCAAGAGCACCGGCGGTGCGGTTAGTAGTAGTGCGCCCAATCATCTGCCCAATAAAGAAACCTGCAAGTGCTGGCGCAAGTAATGACACAAGCTGAGAAGCCCAAGACCGCGAGACAGTTACATCCATACCTTCAATCTGCACGGGTACAATGTCCTCGACACCTTTAGTAGCGCCCTTCATGTGGTCCCGTGCAATACCTGCCAAATCTGTTTTTTGTTGCTCAATAGCTTCTTGGGACGCACCAAAAAGTCCAGTCAGTACGTTCGAAAAAGCCGGTCCAAGGCGCTGCATAACGCGCGCAGCGGCCATCTCTGCTAGCAGTGCCACAAAAAGACGTTTAATGGCATCAAACAAGTCTGAAAATCTTTTCACACCATCATTAAAGATATCTTCAAATACATCTGCAAAAGAACGTTGTAAGTCTTTGAGAAACCGCTCAACTATACGAGCCTGCTCCTCAAGCGCGTCTACAACAGCTTCCATGGCGCGCTCAGCACGCAAAGCTTCAAGTTTTAAACCACGTTCAAGAGCAATGGCAGCTTCCATTTGTTCAAGTAGCTCACCTTGTAGCTCACGCCGTGCTTCTATCGTTTTATTGATGGCCTCAAAAGTGATTTCTAGTTCTTCTGCTTTTTCCGCATCTGAAGCTGACAGGACCACGCCTTGGTGTGCTTCACGAATCATGTCTTGGATGTTATTTAGAACCTTCTGTGCTTTTTCGTCTATTTCATCAATACGTGTACCAAGTGGATCGGTCAAATCAGCATTAGCGGCTATCCATTCATCAGTAGCCTTTGTGATTTCCTCTAAAATCTTACGATACGCGAGTAGACCAACACCTACTGCCGTAAGCACTTGTATGAGAGGAAGCAGGCCCAAAGCTGCAATCTTAGCAACATTCATAGCTTGCGCGAGTGTTGTTACAGCGCGCACCAAATCCCACCATTTCTTGATTGCAAGAGCAGAAGTTATCACGGAAGATATTGCAGCAGTGGCAATAAGCGCCAAACGGTACGCTATAATAACTGACAATGCAGCTGTGAAAGCCGCAACGACCTTATCCATATTGCGGGAGAGAACAATCATCGCTCTGGAAAAGGTGCTAGTTACAGCATGCGCTTGGTTGAGGATGCCAACCATCCGAGTCATTGAATTATTGACGATTTCGAATGCCTGCCCAACTGTAAAAGGCATGTCGTCAATAATCTCAACCCACTCTTCGTTCTTCTTGATCAAAGCATCAAGGACAGTCTGTACATCAATGAGGCCGTCAGCGGCCAAGTCTTTAAGCTTACCGACAGAAACACCCATCTCATCAGAAATCGCCCTGGCAACAAGCGGCATTGCTTCCATAACGGTGCGGAACTCATCACCTTGAAGCCTTCCAGAACCAAGCGCCTGTGCAAGCTGTCGCATAGACTGTGCAGCTTCTACACCCGTCGCACCAGAGATAAGCAATGCGGCGTTCACACTCTCTGTCATCAACAGGAGCTCTTCGTGAGAGCGCCCTAGTTGGTCCGCATTTAGAGCAACACGAGTGTACAGGACAGAAGTGGCCGCCATCGTGTTACGTGTACGGTTCGCGATCTGAAACAATCGCTCATGAACAGCATTAGCTTTCTCTTGCGTGTCCGTTACAATGCGAACACGGGCATTAATGAGAGTCCATGTATCAGCATATTCTACTAATTGTCGAACACCAAAGAACCCACCAAGAGCTCCGAGAGTTGCTGTCAGGTTTTTAGTTGTTCTTTCAAACTTCTCTGTAGCGCGGCCAGCATTAGCCGCTGAACCAGAATAGACGTTCAGCGTCCTTATGGCTCCACGAGCATCAACACGAAGACCAAGTGCCGCTAATTCCATCTACTTCTTCTTAGGCCAAGGAAGGTGTTCGCGTTCTACAACAACAGCCTCTTCAGCTTCAAGCGATTCGTGCCCTAACAAAATATCATCAAGATAAATTAAAGCATCCACTTCTTCTGGTAACAATCCTAGAATACCATTCAAGTTGCTCCAAGACTCAATAGCCGTATACGATAAAGGTGCAAGACCATTAATTGTTGCACCACTACGCCCATGAAGCCTAAATGCCCATTGTATTAAGTAATCACCATCTTCAGGATATTCAGGTTCATTTTCCAAGAAGTCAATTGCAGCTTGTGAACCACGTGCTGCCGCACGATTAAGATGAGCTTCTGTTTTTGTTTTCTTGTCTTTTCCAACCTGTTCATCGAGTCGACGACGAAACCTAAGCCATTCAGCTACTCGCTCGACCCGTTCTTGAAAAAATTACTGTGCTCATTCATGTGGTCAACAACTTGATCGTAAACCCACTCAAGTTCAACATAGAGTGTTCTAATGTTTTCTTTAGTGGGTTCAACAGGGACACCATTCACATGAATCCCTTCCCAGCCAGTAGTACAATTCACCACACGCGCGAGATGGTCCTTAATGGCACGCTCAGCCGTCATGTCTTTCTTTGACAAACGACGCTTACGCTGTTGTGCCTCGATTATACGGTGTTGCTTTGACTGAACACCAGTGACGTAAATACCAACAGGCTTTACCTCGTGTTCATTTACGTCATAAAAAAGGGGTTGACCGTCAACACCATGAAGATGCGCAAAAGACGGAACATCTTCACACGCTGTTGCTTCTTTTGCTTTTTCGATGTCAAGACCGGACATAGTAAAACATCCTTCTAGAGAGGTAAACAAGGATGAGGAGTCCCCACCAACTCCCTCTCAGAGCAGTACCCGAGAATGCCGTGCCGCTGCCCCGCCCTCGATACTAAACGATAATAGGAGTCTCAGTGCTCGAATAATACTGGATTGCGTTACTCAAGCTAGGCTCAGGATGTGCAGCGAATTGACGCGTCTCAACCTTAGCCGCATCACCACCAATAAGGTTAGCGTCAATATCACGAATCTTCACAACAGGCATGATAAAGGCGAAAGTAAGCCTCGGAGGAGCCGTCGGTGCCTGCATGACAACCTTTAGCTCGAATTCAGTCTCAGCGTCGAAATCATCCAAAGCATCAAGGTCTTCACGAACGGCAGAGATAGTGCCGTTAATACGGTGCATGTTCATGAATACATCAGGAGACAAGAAAGAACCAATAACGGGCTGGCCAGCCGCATCAGTCTGCTGAGTGAAGTTCAAGCCGGTTGCCACAAGGATTGGTGACCCTTGGTAAGTTATGACGGCATCGTCTGCGATCAAAGGCAACCCCGCAGTAAGATCCGGTGCCGTAAAATATGGTGACGCCGCCGTTTGTAGGACCTGACGGTTTTGACCCTGGAATCTCCAAGAAATGTTCGCCATCTCACCAGGCTGAAGCGAGAAGTCCGCTTGCGTCAACCGCATGCCTGTGAACAATTCTGACTGATCGATATCAATGTCATATTGTTCGATGGTGTACGAGCGATAGATAGGAGTGGCCGGCGTATCTACTTCACGCACTTCTGTTCCAACACCCACACCACCAGCATCAATATCAGTGTTTTCACCCAAAGCGCCCCAAGTGCCACGAACCAAGTCTTCGATCAGTAGATCAAAGTCACCACCAGGGTTGATTTCTGAATTGATCACACCTTCTATTGAGATACCACCCAGGCGCCCGATATTCTCTAGCTGATCTGAACGCCGTTCTTGCGAAACAATATTCGCCCGAGAAAGTTTTAGACCAGCGCTGTCAATCAGACGAAATCTATCAGCACCCGTTACAGGGGTTGCAGGAGTTCCGAAAACGGTCTCCCGCATGAGTGCGACTAGGACATTTGTTGCAGACTGCGCCATGTCAACCTCCTAAATAGTGTTCTGTGTGCGCACCCATAACGGGACAGTGACGACGATATAGGCTTGTCCGTTCTCGTCGTTAAGAAGCTCACTAGCAAAAGGTACTACCGTTGAACGTACACGAAGAACCACACCACCCGCAAGAACTAACGGTAACATGGGAGGAAACACGCCGAGGATGGAGTCCATCATCCGCATCATTGGTAAGGCACCTGAATTATCAGGACCATGGAAAGTCACCATATAAGAAGGATGGTAATGGATCCAAACAAAAGAACCAAGACCTTCAACCCTTCCTGCGCCTGGTTGAAACATTTCTTTGATACGCCAAGCGCCAATATCCGGTTTGATCTCTTTATTGATCCAACCCCGTATGGTGGGTACCCCGACAGTTAAAGAAACTCCAGGCGTAGGCGGTTCTTCTAACCTAAAATCTTGTACTGTCACCACAGTTGGTGCGACAGTTTTCAGGATACTTGAAGAATTGTCTGTGAAACCGAAAGGAGTGACCTCCATTCCAGGTACGAAACCATCATCCACGAATGAGCCGGTTGTTCTTGTAAAGCCGTCCACAGTAGACGCTAACGTTGTGGAACCAGTTGTGGCAACTACCGTTGTCAACAAACGGTTGCGCAACGCAAGCAACGCGGCATGATTATCAAGCATTACGGTACAAGAGCCTTAGCCACTGCAAGTTCATACCGAACAATCCACCTAAAATTGATCTTTGTTATCTTGATACTATGAAACCCTCCAACTTCTGAACGAAGTTGCATATCGTTTGGATTGTTCTCAATCAGCGGTGCATAAGGAGCTTTAGTCAAGTCTGCTGCAATTGTCACGTTTCGTGAACGCAACGATCCACTACGGAAGAAAGACTTCAACAAGTTACCAGAACGAACAGGCTGTCCAGGTGCGCCAGTTGTTTCACTTCCGAATTTGATAGAACGTTCTACATGTTCCACCGTGTTACGAAACATCACACCTTCACGGCGATTGACTTTTTCTGTATGGCGCGCTAATGCACGCCTGAACCCTGGTCCGTCCAATAGCATACCAGTCATACGATTGCTATTATCCTTGCACCAATGACTAAACCATCAGCACGTATGATACGGAAATGCCGCACTAACCTTTGTACATCACCCCAAGTGCAACGTGCATTTAGAACAGGACTGTTGTTTATCGCTGACGGTACAAAAAGCAACGTGACAGGATCTCTTTCAATAAGAGTCATGCCACGGTAGTGTGCCAATTCGTCTTTCAACTGAACTGCGTAACCCACCACTACGTCGAGAGACAGTTCAGTTTGTACGCCAGTGGTTTCGTCGTGCGTTATTGTATCCTTTGTAAACTCTATATACTCACCACGCTCTTTAATGCGCCTTAATGTTTCGCTATGGCGCGATAAGGCATTCATTAGTAGTCATAAGTGAGCGGAGTTGTGTGTGTAGACACACCTGTTCCAAGCACCTGTGATCCGTCATCAGCGCCAGCAATTACTGCAAGCCATTCTTCGAAGTATTTGTCGGCTAAATCTTTTAGCCCCTGCCGTTGGTCGTCTTCATAAAGGACACGACCTAACACCTCAAAACCAGCATCTTGCTCAGCTGGACGAGCCAAGGAGAGTGTATAAGCAGCGTTGAACGCTAAGTAGAGTGCCCATGCTGCAACAGCAGCTTCCTCTCTTTCCGGGGTAGCAAAGGTATATGCAGAAGTTTTATCTTCTGCTTTACCGACATAGACGGCCATGCGCTCGAGCAATGCGCCGTCTGGTGCTTCACCCGGAAAGAGAGAAAGCTCTACAGGACCGTTGGGGGCAATCAGAGCATCAGGTTGGACAGCCATTACTGCTCGTCTTCTTCTTCCTCTTCTTCCTCATTCGTAGACGTGTTCCCCTCACCGGGTGCATGCGCCCACGGAACAGAACTGGCTTCACGGCGCGTCGCCTTTACCTCTTCAGTGCGCTTGGCCTCATCAGCTGCTTCCTTGTTGTCCTTCTCCCAAGCCTTTGCTTTCTTCTCGAAAGCCGGACCCGAAACAACCTCACGGTCAAGCAACCGACGGCAAGAACGACCATGCAACTCTGCAGCTAGCATGTCAGCATGCTGCTCATTCCCCGGCATGAAAAGCGCACCACCATGCCGCAGCGTGTTTTTGATTTCATTACGTGCCATTGTAATCAGAACCTCATAGTTAGAGAAGCTGGAGTATTACTCACACACCAGCATCGATCACAAAGAGCTTCTGCTCATCAGGATCGGGCATCGGGTTGATCTGTCCTTCGATAACCAAACCACGACCACCGTTCTCGATCTCGTGATAAATGGTCACACCACGGACATCAACACCAGCACCAGGAGCTTGCGAACTAAGGTCGTATGCACGCGCAACAGGTGCAAAGGCCGTGGTTCCAACTGTCAGTCCTTGAGGAACAGCCGCGACGACCTGCGCAGGCCAGACCTTGGTACGCGTCTTAGCCGTACCACCATCTGTAAACACATCGGTGGTCTGTTCATTGATGAAGAACCTGAAAGGAATTCCAAGTTCGTCTGAGACGCGCTGTTCGATCTGCGGCAAGGTAGCCCGCAGACCCGTCTGCGCACCAGGCATCGGGTTTGGTGCGTCCGCTTGAATAGCATTGCGCGTCGCAATACGCATCATCGCACCTTCGATGGGACCAACAGCCTCGATGGCATCTTCAAGCCAAGCAAGGAAATCTTCGTAAGCGTCAGTACCAGCGTCATCCCACGCCGTCCCGGCCGTTTGATAACGTGCGGCGTCGAATCCATAGTCGACCGTGTAAGTGACGCCGGTCTGTGGGTTCATTGCCGTGATTTCACCAGTAGCCCACGCAGAGAACACATCACGCTCAACACGCCGCCAGTTAGCGAGTGCAAGCATCTCCGTACGAGCAGGAATACGAGCACCAACGATTTGACGGAAGAGAGCCTGGTTACCTCGCACTTCGTTCAAGAGATCATTGATCTCTTTCTCGGCAATGCGAAAGTAAGCCTCGACCGGCACCCACTCGATTTCCGAACGGGGCGGAGTCTCGAGAGGGATGTATCGTCCGCGTGTGTTCCACTCTCTGCGATCCGAAGTGATTCGCACGTCAAGGGTACTCAGTGACGCAATCTTCGTCTGCTCGACATCACGACGGGGCATGAAACCTGCCCATAGGAGTCGTCCTTCGTCAGTCGGGTCGACAGTCTGCGCCCTGACTGTAAGTGCTGTCGGAGTAAGTTCGTCTTCCTCCGCCAGCCAGGTAAAATCTGCCATTGTAGCTGATCTCCTGTCAGTTAGTCCGGTTCACCGGATCAGGTGGGCGTGATGGCGACGTGTGAACCCGCGGCGTCCACGGCAGACAGCTCATCTGCGCTAAGCGCGCGACCGAGGCTGTCCTCAAGGATGTCACGGTTGATTAGAACAAAAAGACCAACGGCAACTTCGACATCATCCGTAATAGCTCCGAGTGCCGCGGTATCGGAACCAGCTGGCGCAACCTTGGCGGCTTCGATAACCGCGCCATACGCGACCTGCGAGACTCCGGTGATCTTGTCACCGTTAATCTGGATGAGCACACCAGGCTTGATGTATCCGTACTGATCGACCTCATCGATCGTCAGTGTGGATACGTCAAGCAGCACGGCAACTGAATGCTCGACTGGCCCAACGAACGGAGTGGGATGAACCTCACCGCCCGGAGTGCTTGACACCGACATGGGCATGAAAATGCTCCTTAGAAGGTGAAAAGATGAACGTTACGACACCGCAACATTGAGTGCCTTTCGTACTCGTGTAGCGGAGTCAGTGTGACCCTCTCCCGCCTTCTTGCGATCTTCGGCATCCTTACGGATCTTTGCGTAGACGTTTTCTTGTCCACCTTTTTCACCGCCAGGTCCGCCTTGAGGACCGAACTTAGTGCCACTCTTGTCGTCTTCCTTTGTAGCAGTGCGAAGACCTTTCAGTGACGGAACACGTTCGACAGCGTCTTCGTATTTCATCGCTTTCTGGTTCTCACCTTCAAGAGTGACATAGGCAACATTTACATCATCGCCTTTGTCGTTCTTCACAGACCGTACCTCGAATTTCGCGCCTTTGAGTGCGGGGATAGCAGTGAGTGTATCCACTGCTTCAGGAGCAAGCCCGGCCGTCGCAGCAAACTGTACCGCAGCTTCACGGACTTCCTTGGCAGCCAATTCAACAGCCGCCTTTTGACCTACTTCTATACCAGTCTTCAGTTCATCGAGTTTGCCCAGCTCCCGATACTTGGTGAGCTCCTCAACGTCGCCTTTTGAAACAAGCATCTGTCCGTCCTCAGGAGCATTCTCCTTGAGAACACGAATTTCGTCCCGTTGCTTCTTGTTGTCCGTTTCAAGGTCGCTCACTTTTCGCGAAACCTCAGTTGGAGTTCCAAGCTGCTGATAGGAAAGATACTGTCTGTACTCAGCGTCACTGATTTCTGGCATAAGCTGCCACCTTGACAGGTTAGAAGCGGGCCTCCCGCCCCTCAATGAAACATTTTGCCTGCTAGGTAGTATAAGAGGTTAGGCTGAAAATCACAACCTACTCTTCAACCGGGGGTGCTATTGGTTCAGGAATGTCCTCTACTTCAAGCGCTGCTACAACAGCCGCAGGTACTTCCAACAGTGCCATGACTTTAATCATACTCTCTTTGGTGAATCCTTGAGAAGCTGTCACTTTCTCAATCAATCCCATAATGAATGTTGACGACTCACGTATGCGTTTTGTTTCTGCGTCTGTATCTTCGATACCAAGCTTAGAAATCAGAGTCAATTGGGACATGCCACCAGCGGCATAAGCTTCGAGATCAAGCCTTACCAAGTCAGGACTTCTTGGACCAGGATTGATGTGCTGGTCTACAGTGATTCTAAGCGTATTGCTGTACTCACCGACCTTGTTTGAAATCAACTCAGCAAGCAATACCACCACGGTCAAAAGATCGCGTAGCATCCCCTCTGAAGACACACGCCGTTTCTCTAGGTCTTTCTCAAAAACTGAACGAGCTTGTTCGTATGCAATACCAGAAGTCTCGGCGTTTGATGTACCACCAAGATGACCTTGCTGACACATCCTGAGAATACGGCGACGAATAGACTCTAGCGTTTCCGTGTACGGTTTTGGATCAACAGGTTCAGCAATCGTTACTTGTGGCATTTGGTTGCCTCTTGTCTCTCCGGTCTGATCCATCTGCGGTAGACCAATGAGCTCCGTAACAGTGGCAGCACCAAGTGTACGCACTTGAGGAACAACACGCCACAATCTACCTTCTTCGTCTCTTTCTAGAAATGCACCATCGGGTAGAGAATCACCTTCGTCGTGTGAGTAACGAATACCTTGTGGCTTTGCGTTGTGAATATATCGCTCGCGAAAGCCAGCCGTTTCGACGATACGGCCTATCAAGGTAGCAACGAAATTAAGCTGACGCTGTGTCCGCATGACAGGTTCTGTGATTACCACACGGGTGCGCATTTCGCTTGTTAGCAAGTGCCCCTGCAAAGGCAGCTCAACACGAACATCCGGCTTATCTTTATTTGAATAGACAAACCGCATAATCATTGACGCGTCTTCATCCCTACTGCGGTTAGGATCAAGGTAATGGAGTTCTGCACGTTCGAAAGTTTTTGTTGAACCATCAGAACTATATTCTACTTCTTTGTCAAGATATATAGCAGCGACATCTTGTGTAGCTTGGTCTATCACCATTGCGCCAGTATCTGGTGAAGGTCCAGACACAAAAATCATATTCAAAGCGTCTTCAAAACTTGGTGCCGTTGGAACGGTTACTCCGTCGCCAGTTTGACGTAAAAACCGCCAGGGGATCCAAAGACGCAAATTGGCCCAGCCAGCCCACGCTCCGGTGCGTTGCCGATCTTGAACCAATTCTTGCATACGACGCTTGTCCCACCACACTGACAAGAAGCGTACTAGTTCCTCACCCTTAGTTGTTGAAGAATCATCTTGGTTTTTCGACGCTGTACCAATCTGTGGCTCGGAAAAAGCATTCTCAATGTTCTGTAAAACTTCACCGATGGCATCTTCAGGTGCAAATTGTTGATAAATCTTGTTAGTTCTATTATCTAACGCTTCACCAGGACCTATCCACCCTCTTCCCTTTTGGAAGTGATCTTTGTATACAGAGAACAATTCAGCTTCTGTATATTTTTCCGGCAAATAGTGCTTCAAAGCATTATTGGCGTCTTCGTATGTCCATTCATCAAACGGAGCAATTGCAAGTTGAACAGGTTCATCTGGATTTTGCTCGTGTGAACTAATTGGAGTTGGCATAAGTATGACCAGAGTAATTAGAAGCCGAGCGGCGCATGCGAATCATCGGTACCAACGCATAACGAGTTGCGTCAATTAGATGATTGTGTTTGTCTACAATCTTTCTGGTGATCTCGCCAGTCTTGTCATCAACCTTATAACCATACAGCATAGCTTCTTGCTTGTAGTGCCGACAATTTGGATGGATCACAATGCCTTCAAATTGTCGTAAGTAAGCAATACCGTCTTCAACTGAGTTAGGCCATTTGAAAGCAGGACGAATCCCACGCAAACCATGTTGCTTTAGATAAGAAATAGTTTCAGGGCGTGAAGAATCTGCACGAATAATGCGGGTTACAATCCTTCGGCCTATGTCACGTAGCCACTGACGCTTAATCATGTGTGTATCAAGTTTAATCTTCCAAGATTCTTGGTACACATGTAATTCACCTTGACTGAAATGATACTCAGATGAACGTTTAATCCACAACTCAGTGCATGCCGTTGGATCTACAGAGAACCCAAAGTCTGCACCAGTGTAAGGTCCAACCCAAATCTTACGACCGGATGAATCTAATTGATTGGGTGCTGGTTTGAAAGATTCTACACGCCATTTTCCATGAAGCACTTGCGCCTCTGAAGTCTTCCTGGGTACCCCACCCCACACATGTTCAGCTGCTTCAGGATCTACACGGTATAGATAGTCTTTCTCTTCTTTGAGTACTTCTGGGAACCACGGATTGTCTTCCCACCCGACTTTCTGCACTATGGCGTTCGGTGGACGACCTATTACGAATCGCTGATACGTCGGATCGCTTTCTAGATCAGGATTGAAAGAAATCCATATTTCTGATTCATCTTTACGAATGGTTGGAATAAGGATTTCCCATGAAGCTTTCGTAACAGACTCAGCTTCTTCCACCCAACAGATATCAATACCTTCGAGTGACTTGATGCGATTAGTGTTATAACGCAGTCCTTCGAAGAGAATTGTTGTACCTGTTCCTTTATGGGTGATGACTTTTTGGCCGACATCCCATCCAGGAAGGTTTAAACGAACTACTTGATCTTCGAATAGCTTGTGGACAGAATCAGCAATGGACTTCTGGAATTCACGGCAGCACAATACACGAAGCTTGCGCTGGCTTCCCATAATAAGGATCGCCTGTGCATAACTCCAAGAACGAGCTGCACCACGCCCACCCCAAAAGACTTTATATCGAGCAGGTACAAAAAGTCCACGCGCATACTCTGGTAATTTTGCTGAAAACTGTACCACAATCAGTCTTCATCACCGGGTAAGCCCAACGTCATCTCGTCAAGTTCAGAGAAATCCTCTATGGCGTCTTGGTGCTCACTAGTCGGACCGTGCTCTTCTATTTCACCTTCTGGTGAAACAAACTGCACACGCATCGTAATAGGTGCACCGGCTGAACCATTGAACCCAAACTCACCTTTGAACATGTCAAGAACACGAGCAACATTTTCAAGAGCACGTTGCGGGTCGTGGAACTCTACCTTCATGTTACCGTTAGCATCGTAACCAAAGGACTTTACATAATGCTTATTAGCTAGAAGGGCGTCGTGATCGATCTCAACACGTTGAAACAGCTCATTTTTCGTGAGGATGTTGCCAACGTTGGACCGTGCTATGTCAGAAAAACGCAACAGCACCTCATCCGTAGACATCGCCATCTCGTCCATACGAGATTTGATGTAAGCGGCTACGTCAGGGTGCCGAAGAAGCTTCGATGCGTTAGTTGATGGATTGGATGGTGCTGCGGTATAGCCTGCGTGTTCATATGCCGCTCTACCGTTGAACCGTTTTCCGGTATGCTCACCAGTCAACCATTCATCCGCAAATGCCTTATACTTTGGATGAATTGTGTTGAATACGGTTCCCGTTGCTCTAGTAATCTCTTCGTTTGCCATGCGTACAAATATGGTACTCCGTCTTACTTGAAGTCAAGGTACCATCTATCTTTCACTCTTGATAAATCGCACATTATGCGCTATGTTCTGAGCCCAAATAACAAAGAATACTCCCAATGCCACCTTGAATGAAGCACCGTTTATAATCAATGCGATCCCGGACACCCCTACGAGCATAGCAATAACAAACAACCACCAGGCTATATTTCTTTTGTTACCTTGCATGGTACCCACCCTTATTTGGAAATGGCTTAACCACAAGGTGTGTCGCGGTTACCCCCGGTGTCCTTGTACACCGAAAGCCGTGCCACCTCACTAAACTCTTGTGAAAGCCGCCAGCCATGCTCAAGCGCCAAATGATAAGGTCGGTGCAATGAGCTTGGCATCACCGCGCCGCAGATCGGGCAGCGCAGGTTGAGGCGCTCGTACTCGGGGTCGACTCTTTTGGCAAACCATTTAGCGCGGTTCCGGCGGGAGGCCCAGCTCACGGGTACACACGGTAGATGTGCCACACAAGAGTCTGTTCGTCGGAGAGGAGTGTGCACACGTGCTCCGCGGTGTCCGGCGGCGCTTGCCCTGTCGCCACAATGACGTATTCGCGGTAGAAGCCGTCTTCTTCGTACCAGGCCATCATCACGCCTTGCTGCTCGGCGGCGTGGATCACCTTCCCGGAAATGGACGTAGTCCCATGGTTGAGCTGCGTCTTGTAGATAGGCCCCCTCACGGCTTGTTCCCTCCCGTCCCCTCGGGTGCGCCTTCTCGATCAAACTCGATCGAACGAAGTACTCGGTCAGGGTTGAGTGTGCCCGCCACCGTACGACGCTTGAGGAGTCCCATCTCGTCCATGAGCGCCTCGACCTGCTCGACTGCCTGAAGCGCGCCTTCCCTGATATGCACGAGACTCGCGGTCACGCTGCGATTAGTCATTCCACCTCCTTAGGCTCGTCGCGACGCGCGTCGTGCACGTAAACTGTCAGGCCCCGCCTGAGCGCGGCTTCGATCATGAGCTTGGTGCCGCGGCTCGATCCGTCCCACACCGCGATCAGAGCGTCGGCGTTATCAGCCATCTTCTGGTTGCGCCGCACGCCCGCCGAATTCCCCCACAACTTCCACTCGGCCGGATACCGTTCGACTGGGATGCCACGCTGTGACGCCCACTTCTCGCCCTGCCTGTCGATCCCACGAGCGCCACCGGACAGCACGACCGTGGGCAAGATGCCCGATTCCTCCACGGCCTTCACCACGAGTGTGTAGCTGTTGAGGTCGCGGGAACCGGCGATGATCACCCTCATGGCTCATTACCTCCCCTCCCCTCGGGTGCGACTCGATCCACGTACACAGACCACCTCGTGCCATCGGGTAGGTCGAACGTCATCCGCCCCGTGGCCGCTCCGTCCTTGGGTACGTCGTGCTTGCCGGTCATGGATCCGTCTACGGCTTCTCTCGTCACGAGATCCCAAAGCTTTTCAATCGGATGCTTCTCGGTCATGATTTCTCCTCGGGTGCGGCGCGGAGACGTTTGAGTAGGTCGCGGGCGTCTCGCAGCGCGACTCCGATCACGAGGTCGGGGTCGTGGTTCGGGCGTGCCGGAATCGACATGACCCACTCGCGCGAGCCCTCCCTGCCTCTCGGCTTGCACAGCGCGGACACCATATCCCACGCTCGGTCGATGCGCGCCTCGATGGCGTCGAGGCTCATATCTCGGTCACTAGGCGTCACTGGTTGCTTCTCCCGTATCTGTCGTGGCGCCCCCGGAGCGGAGCCGAAAGGAAAAGAGTTCTGCTAGCGTACGCGCGTGCCAGGGCCGGGACCAATCACTCCACGCGCCAGTGAACGCGTCCATCACTTCCGTGAGCGTGTAGCGGGGCTCGGAGGATCTCTCCGTGAACGCCCACGAGGGTCGGCGAGTCACAACCCCTATCTGGCCACAACACGGGCACCTCTCGGCCACGCTCATTGTCCGTCCCCCATGTCGCGGGGCTCGGCTGCGGGCTCGGGGGAGCGGAGCGCGGCGAATGCGGCCTCGGCCTTCGCTTCGACATCACGTGCGACAGACTCGTCGACCGCTATGTACAGGCACCGGAGTGCCTTCCTGGCTTCGGCAAGCGCATCCCCCACGTCGGCCCCTCGCACGTCCTCGGAGGCGTGTCGTTCGCACGGTGTTGGTAAGATGCACATCGCTTCTTGGCCCCAACCGTCCGTAAAGAACGCCCCGCAGAGGTCCATCTTTCGGATCCGCGTTTGTACATCCTTCTTCACGGACTCGTCCGAATCGACGTCCTCGGGCACCACGTCCATGTCGTTGACCATCGCTAGGAAAGCGTCGTCGTAGTCGGGGAAGTCGGCGGGCTCGGGATCTGGCTCATGACGTGTCGGCGCGGCGATCTCACCGACCGCGGCCATCGGCTCGGGCCGTACGTCCTCGGGGGAGCGGCGACGGTCGGTGCCGGTGCGATTCCACACGCGTCCGCTTGCAGCAGCCTCGGCCGCGTGTCGGACGTCCGGGTCACGCTCCCCCCGGGGACGCTCCCTCCGTCGCTCGCGCGGCGCGTCTCCAGAGAGCGACTGGCCGCATTCCTTACACGGCAGAAGGCCGCGACACGTGCCCACGATGAGCGCGCCTACGGGGTCCTTCTTGGCCCACGCCTCAGACGCGATCTGCATGACCCCCCGCACAACGCAACGACCTGCTGCTCCTCGTGGTCGCGCTGCTCGACGCTCGGGTCGGGGCGCCCGGGGGAGCGGCGACGGTCGGTGCCGCGGGGGTTTGTACCGACGAGCCTCTCCCACGCCAACCGTTGGTGGTCTGGTAAATCGACACTACGCCTCTCGCCCCCAACCCGGCGCACGTCCTCGGGGGAGCGGAGCGCGGCGACCAACAGACCGATGAGTCGGTGGGCCTTGGTTATGTGATCGTTGAGTGTACCGCTCGGAATACCGTCTCTGAGGTAGCCATGATCGAACTCGCTGGCCTCTCTAATCAGAGCACTCACGTCGGCCCCTCGCACGTCCTCGGGCACCACGTCCATGTCGTTGACCATGGCGACGTGATCGGGGTCCGCTGCCGTGGGGGCGGGTCCCCCGGACGGAACCCACGCTGCGCCCGTCCAGAACCGAACCGGCACAACATCAATGCCCAGAAGCCTCGCGGCTGCGATGCGGTGATGGCCGTCGATGACGGTCCATGTGTCATACCGGACAGTCACCGGCTCACAGATGGGGGCACCCGCCAACAGGCTCTCGTAGACCGCATCAAAACGCTTGTGTCCGGGGGCGAGTTGCGGTGTTGGCGGCCACTCGGTGCGAAGAAGTTGAATCGGTACCATCACGCATCTATCCCCCTCCTCCGTCTCGGCGGGCTCGGGAGCGACTGGCGCGGGCACTCGCCACCAGTTCGCGATGGAAGTAAACCAGCGATCGGTGAGGTCGACACACGCCGTGTCTCGGGAACCACGAGCCGAGCGTCTCGCGCCCGCCAGCACCTCATTCACGGCCGTCACGAGATCAGGAGATTCCGCGGGAGCGTTCTCCACGCTTCGTTGGGCGGGAGCGGAGAAGCCGCACTTGTTGCAGATCTTGCCGTTGTGGAGATACTCGCACCACTTGCCGTCGCCGGGCCGTAGGTGGGTACCACGCACGGGCTCGCCCCCGCGCATGAACGGCTGACTGGCGGTGAGCACGTGGCGAATCTCACTCGGCTCCATACCAAGCTCCGCTATCCAGTCGTACAAGCTGTCCCACTCCGCGTCCTCGGGTGTGTTTCCAGGGATCATGCCTTCGGTGACGCCGGGAGGTAGGTTATCACTCATGGCATACTTCACTCCACCAGCCCAGCAACGGAAGGAGATCCTCCTCCGAAAAAGCCGAAGACCAGTCAATGGGGATTCCGGACATGGCCGCGCTTAGCGAATGTAGCGCACGCATGGAGCGCTCCACAAGGTCGTATTCCTCACGCTTACCCACAAGTGCAAGCGATAGCAGCACGGCGCCCAGCGCCGCTCGGAACTTCTCCTCCTCGTTGCCGGTGTACCACGTATCATCTGTGAGCGCTCGCCTAAAGGCGTAGCGGGTACGTGCCTCAAGATCACCGTCGAAGCCCCTCAAACGGTTAGAGATCGTAGTCGCCCCGATCAGCAATCCACTGTCACTCATCGGTCCAGCTCCTTTTCAGCAATCGCAATCATGTTTTTGATTATGTTCTCAGCGTGTTCCAGAGGATCACGATTGTACACTCCTTCCGCCTTGGCGATCTTCCGCAGGGCAGCGTGCAGAGCTTCGATCTCGTCGGCGGCTACGAGCTCCGCTGCCGTGTCAGCGTTGACAGGCGTTATCGTCACCTCTCGCGGGAGATCAGGGCGATCGTAGATGACGTGCCACGCCCCTGCTGCCCTGTCTGGATCGTAGATGACGTGCCACGCCCCTGCTGCCCTGTCTGGATCGTCTCCCGTGGGGGCGCGAAGGAATTCGTGTAGCAAGGTGGCGAGTGCGTCGTCATCGTGCGCGCCGAAGAGGCCCGTAGAGTGGTCGTCATCACGCACTACGAAGACACTGTTCTCGGGATGAGCAATGAATTCGCACGCGTCTCCGAGAATGCCCTCCATCTTCTTGGCGACGAGCATCACCGCACACCCCAGCAACACGACCGCGAATGCGATCAAGGTAAGTTTAGTCATGGATGCCTCCGAATTGAACGAATTGTGAGCACATCATGTGCTGACTCAAATGATATGCTCCACCGTTTCTTACGCGATTCGTGCCAACGGCCCCATAGGTATCCCATAGTAAAGAGAACCGGGGCGACAAGAGCCACTGTCCACACGAGGGCCCATTGATCAGGTGTCATGCGGTCAGTTGCAGATGGCGGTTGCGCTTGTGGTTGAGACTACGATTGCTACGGCGCTTGGGCGGTTTCTCGTTCGGCAGGAGATGCACCTTGTTCTTGCGCTCGCCGCCGACCCAAATGTAGTAGAGCTCCTCAGAGTCCCGTGGCTCTATACGAGCCTTCCAGCCTTCGGCGCGATACACGAAAGCCGCGAACTCGGCCTCGGTCCGGTTGGCGAGATGCTCCGCGAGAATGAATTCCTCGCGATTGATGCGTCGGGTGTCATAGATTTCTTTCATGGGGTTCCCACAGGGGTAGAAGGTGGTCGGTCTTGGGGTATAGAGTAATATAGTGGAGTGTTCAAGGACCTGTCAAGGGGAGTAGAAGTGAAATCACTTGAAAATCTAAAAGCGTGCGGGCCTTCCCGCGCCGCAGGCGCCGGCGCACGATTTTTTCCGGGATACCCCCTCATGCTCCTCCGCAGTGCGCAGCAAAGGCGGCACGCTGTGCGAGCCGTGCCGCCGATGTGCGCAGCTTACGACGCTGTGCCGACCCCGTTGGGGTTCATCGCCCGCAGGTTATCCAGCAGCGCTTCGAACAGGTCTTCATCGGTGGCCGCGGCGCGCACCGTGTCGACCGCCTGGCGCAACGTGTCGTCGGCACGCCGTTCGCCGTATGGCTCCACGTTCTGGTACATATCCGCAACGACGATGACGAGTATGCTGCGCGGGTAGTAGTGCTCCCAGTACTCCGCAGGATAGTCGTTGTCGCGCCCCTCACGGCCATAACCCTCGCTGGCCGCCCCGGCCATGTTGGCGAGCACATGGGTGGGCAGCCGGTCGACCGCACGCAGGTTATCCGGATCGCTGGCGACGTAAGCGCCGAGTTTGGTGGTGGCGACGACAGTAGTGAACATGGGGTTGCTCCTAGGTGGGTGGCGCCTGGGCTTGGGACCAGGCCGCGGGTTAGGCGGCACCGCAGCCTACGCGGCACCGCCCCCTCCCCGAGCCTACAGGATGGTGGGGAACACGACCCCACGCGGGAGCCCGGCGGCGGGCTGGCCGGCCGCGAACCACTGGAGGAACTTCTGCACCTGGGTGCGCCCAGTGTAGTAGGCGACCCCGGTGTCCCAAACGAGCTTGTGGAGGGTGGCGCGGGCCGGGGGCGTCCCACCCGCGTTGGCGGTGGCGTTCCAGCAGATCACCCACGTGGCGCCCACGGGGTTCTCCACGGTGCTGGATCCCTTCCGGTCCGCCTTGGCTACCGTAACGGGCGCCACGAACGTGGCGGCGGGGGTGGCGGCGGGCTGGGACTTGGTCTTCTTGCTGGCCATGGTATGGCTCCTTTGGTGGTGGTCCTCATGGGTGGGACCAGGACCTACCTATACTACAGGAACCAGACCACCGATTGGACCAACGCCGTAAGTGCTTATACCGCAACGAGTTACAAGGAACTACCACTCTAGTCGAGTTGTGGTCCAGTTCTTGGCTTTGGAGTAACTCCGCCACACTTGTTGGAGTATATCGCCAACGTCACCTCAAGTGGACATATTCTGTGGTCCATTCCTTGGCGCAGGACACCACTGTCCTCTTTTGAGTCCGGCGCCTTTTGAGGCCGGTCAAACCTGCCGTCACCGCAATGTTCCGCGCAAGCGCAGGCGCAAGATCAGGATTTGCGATTTTTATCCAACCGCAGGAGCAGGCGCAGGATTTGCGATTTTCGTAAACGCAGGCGCATCCGCATATTCAGGGATTTTCGTCAGGAGCAATTCATAGCCGGAACAAAGGCGCCCGTTTGGGCGCCGATGTACTTACTCCTTGTCTTTCCGCTCTTGCAAACGAGTATAGAGCCGCGCCACCCGGTAGGCTTCCTCAAGCCCGATGGCTTCTGTGAGTGTGTCCAGACTGACATGCTCCAGAGCGTGTTCCAGGAACTTCGTCAGCGCCCGAACCTGTGCGTGCGAAAGTGACATTGCGTTTGCCATTACTTGAGCCTCTTGGCTTCAGCCTGGCGATGCTGCAGCTCGGCTTCCGGTTGGCTGCTCCTCAACGGGCGTTCCCATTGAAGATTGACCACACTGGGGAACACTTCCTGCTTGTGACGCTTGAACTCGAGCCAGACTCGGCCGGTGCTCCCTGGCTTGTGCGGCGGGCTGCCGCCGACCACCTTGCACGCTTCCCCCCGAAACGTCGTGTGCGCCGAGTTCATGTGGACACGCTTTCCATGAGCGTCCACCAAGTATCGGGGTCGACCGTCGTATCCTACGCCAGTGATCTCAGTCATTGGGTATGTTCCCGTTGTTCATGATGTCCCAGAGGAGTTCTTCGAGTGCTTCAAATGCTTCCCTGGATCTGACACGCGTGTCCAACGCGCGACCTGACTGCACATAGATATTCCTGTGGCGCACGTACTGGCTGAGGGTGAGCCTTAGACCCTCACGGGTGAGACGCAGGATGGGTTCGTCCATCAAATCCTCCGCATCGGTGAAATGGAGCGAACGGGTGAGTCGACCTCAAGTACCGTGAGCGCGTCCCCCACTTCGGTCCAGGCGTCCGCCACAGCACCTTCGTTCCACATGCTGCGGAGGTGCTCAGCCTTGTCGTAGCACACACCGGCGAGCATGTTGAGCACGCCCTCAAGACCATGGTGTTCGATGTCGTGCTCCAATTGTGCATAGAGCCTTGTTGCTTTTGCGTTGGTCATGGATGCTCCTTGGGTTGGTGTGACCTTACCCTATAGTATACCACCCCACCCCAGGCTCAGTCAAGACCTTCGTCGTCATCGTCACAATACACATCCATCCCGTGCTCGAGCATGTCAGCACATCTGTTGCAGTAGGCGTAGTCGGGTCGGATCCGCACTACCCGGCAGCAGCCTTTGCACTTCTTGTCGACGGACTCGTTTTGGACTCGACGGTAGAAGTCCAGATCCTCGTCGTCTTCGATGTCCCAGTGTCCGAAGTTGTCGTCGTAATACGTCGTCATGATAGGCAAGCTCCTAGGCAGAAGAAGGGGGCCCGGGAGAGGACCCGGACCCCCGGTCCCACGCTTACTCCGCCGCGGGACGCAGCGCCGCGGGGATGTCCTTCGGGTCCAGCTCCGACAGACGCTTGCTGCCGCGATCCGTCGCTGTGAACCAGGACTGGTACTGCGTGCGCGCGGTGTGGTACGCCACCCCCTGTGCGATGCACGCTTCCACGACGTCCTTCCGACGCGCGCCCTCGCGAGCCGTCATCTCGTCGGCCTTGTACCAGACGTAGGCGACGGGATCCTCGACGGACGACTTGCCACGGAGCGACGGATCCGGGAGGTTGGCCGCTCCCACGATCAGGTCGTACAGCTCCGGCTTCGTGCCGGCAGGCTCCGCGAGCCCCAGGATGACCGCCATCTCGATCAGGACCGCCTTGGTGTGTGCACGCTGGAACTCGTCCGGCGTGGTGCTCTTGAGCCGGTCGCGGATGGTGGTGCGGTCGATGGTCTCGGTGCTCATTTTCGATGCTCCTTGGGTTGGGTAGGTCGAACTGCTATGATACAAGGTACCACCTCTGGTTGAATCTGTCAACCCCCTTCTTTAATGGTGTCCACTACGAAGATATGTTTCATCTTCTCGTCTGTCTCGTTTGCGCACAGTCTGCGCGCGGCGCCCTCCGCTCGACGCTTGCTGATCTTGCCCGGTAGTGCGTAAGTAAAGGACATGTCGTATCCTTCGATCCTGACAGTAACCCGCCACGTACCACCTTCTCTGCGCCACTTGGCCAGCAAACGCAGAGCAAGATCACCCATTTGCGAACTTGAGCAGGGCGTCTGCTCTCACGTCCATCCACTCCACGGTGAACATGCTCCCTCCCAGTTTGGGTATGATGTAGTATAAAATGAGGGTACAGGCGCAGTCAACCCACCTTCACCATATCCGCATACGACACAGGCTCTGCACCCAACCGACCCATGTGCAGGGGCGCGTGTCCGCCCACTCTTCCCATACGCGCATGATGACTGCGGCTCGCTTGTAGGACACACGCCTGCCGCTTGCATCCCGCGTCGGATGCATGAGCCCGGTGCGGAGGTCGACGACTTTTTTCCTGATCATGGTTGCTCCCAGGTGGTGTTGATCATACCTAAAAGGTACCACATGCTCACGGGATCAGTCAAGAGGTGCGCACCAACCAAGCTTCATAAGGTCCGCATGGTGCTCCTGCGCCTGATTTCTGCTTCAGATCCCTTGCCGGGAAACTGGAAAAAACGTGTGCTTGTGCGCCTGATCCGCAGGAAACCCTGCGCAGGGGTCCCTCCTGAATGTTCCGTAAACTTTTCCTGCCTTAGTGATTTTCAGATGTGATTTTCAACCGATCTAACAAGAACTGTTCTAGGTAGACCAGGAAGTCTTCCAAACACATTTCAACAGTACAGCGCACAGCGACACCTCCTTTGACCACACGGATAGGCACACGAGTGCGCACAATCCAAGGACCATGATTCTTCCTGTACATCAACACCGGGACCTGCCCTTCTCTTGCACTGGCCATGACTTGTCTCCACCACCCCTCCCTGCCACTGTGATTTTCATGCCGTTTAATCTCGAACGCAAACCAAGGCAATCCGACAATATCATACCGCTTTGCCTCAAACCTCTGTCTGTAATCCCTTCTAAGTTCAAAGCGCACAGTCCCAAGCACTTCGCAAACCCTATCAATAACAGGCTGAAGTAACGCAATCGCTTCGCGTTCCCCCCTGCCACCCTTGTTCCTACTCATCCGTCCAGCCATAGCACCCTCCAATCCGATAGCTAATCAACCCATTCACCCCCCATTCACCCCCATCCACCCCTCTATTCACCCAAATCTACCTCCAGTCTACCTCCAATCATTACCTCAATGAACAATCATATAACAGTTATAAGTACATCCTTTCACAAAGATCTCCAGCAAATCCAACACAAGACTGTACCTAGTATAATAATATAAGGAGTTTAATATACAGTACTGTGTGTCCGTCTAGTCGCGTGGATTTGGACGTGTTTACCCCCGTATGGGCGGGTTTATACCCCACACCACCAGTAGACACCTTGCAACTTGTTGTGCCACAACAACATTCAAAAGGATAGCACCAAAAATCACCCCGCATACGCGAAAACCTGAACAATCTACTACTCCCACTCAAGCCAATGAATTTCAACGCGACCGTAGATCCGGGCACGTTCTGGTGCGCCCACCAAATCACCATGAATCAACAAAATCTCCACCCACCCTTCCCTATCATCTACCGCAACCACATTACACACCACTTCGCCATTCAAAGTCACATAATCCACTTGCAAAGATTCCGGCATGTGCGTAGTGATAAGTCCTTTCTCACGATCCATCATTCCCTCCACTCTCCCTCTCCCACTTCTCCCTCTCCCTCTCTCCATACACATACATCCGATAAACCGAGCTGCCGTTACGCAACCGATACCGCACAACATGTGAAACATCATGTGGTAACGGCCAGCCATCGCGCAT